TTTTTTCAAGTAAGCTAACCAAAGATTATAATGGCTGACTGGCATTTGTAAAACTTGTTGGATGGTAATGTGGAGTCGGTCAGCTACAACGAGAAGCGACCTTGTTGAGGGGTCGCTAACTATTTTTTTTCGGCCACCTCGTAATTGGTGTCAGCAAGGATTCTATTGGCTACTGTTGCAATAACATTTGAATCTGCTTTTTTTCTTAAAGAGAATTTATCTTCAGGTGCAAAAGCTTTTTTTAATTCGCCTTTGTCATCCTTAACTTGAAGTTTCATAATTAATAGATCAACCAAAACAGTTAAGTCTTGGAAGTTATTGGACTTTTGAAAAATCTTATTTTTTTCTTCAAGAGTTAAAGGTTCGGAATAAAAGACAGATGGATTACCATGTTCGTCTTTCCATTCTTCCACTTCAATAGTAATTGTTTGCAGAGTTTCAAAATGTGTTTTAACTCTATCAATTACTGACATAAATTAAGTTATACAGTTGCTATTGTTAATGCTCCAGTACCTTGAAAAGTAACTGATCTTGAAACAACCCCATCCATTGAATTATTAGTACTCATACCAGTAACAATTCCTGTGCCAGTAAAAGTTCTATCTCCAGAAGTTGTACCCTCTGGGTAAACAATAAATGCAATACTAGAACCAGCCAACAAAGTTACTTGTTGAGCATCTTCTCTGTTAAAATTCATATCAAGACTTCCTGAAAATGAAGTTCTCCCAGATATAAAAGATTTAGTTCCATCATCAATCGCTGTTTTTTCAACAACATCTGCTGTTGTTTCTAATGTAAATCCAGTTAAGTTTCCTATTGCTGAACCTCCAGCTTTAACAACACCTTCTTTTCCGTGAACTACCGCCATTTTTTCTCCTTATTATCTTTTTCTTCTTTTGTTATTTTAGGTTTGACAATTTCTTGTTTTCCTACAACTTTATAACCAAGACTTTCGTAATGTGCAAGATTACTTTGACTTATTGTAATCTTATTTGTTCCTTTTATTATTTCAATATCTTTAGCCATAATTCCTTTTATTCCTTTTCTTCTTCTTCGTCAATATCATCGTTAGATTGACCCTCTCTTATTTCTTCTATCAAATCTTTAACCTCTTCGCAAAGTAAAGATTCCTTATCATGTAATTTTTCTATTTGATTGATCTTCTTATTTATTTTGTCTAATATTTTTTCCATTATGGAGTTCCAGCACTATATTTATACATACATCTTACAACCATTCTAATCCCACCTACCGGAAACAAAGTACCCTCATCGGTTTCGACTTGGACAACTTCAGTATCGAGTGCGTTGGAATCTCTCGTTATATCAGTTTCTAAAGCAGTTTCAATCGCTGTTATTAAAGCGTTTCTTAATGTATCAATATTGGTATTACTGCCTTTAACAAAACCCAATATAACAAAATCAATAGTGCCTGATCTAGTTTTAGCACCACTTCCTAATTCTTGATCTTCCCTTAATTCTTCGGAGGTTTGAACAATAACTGCCGGATATTGTGTTTGTGATAATTCTTCCAGTTCAAAAGGTTGTCTTGTGCAAAGCTTAACATCAGGACTACTAATGGCATCTATAACTGTTTTAATATTATCTGCTATGTTTTCTCTTACACTCATATTCTTGTTGCCCTTATTTGTTTTTCTACAAATCTATTAAATGCTTTACCTATAATATTTTCTGTTCTTGAATTAAAGCCAAAAAATTCTCTTTTAGGTTCATTTAACACTTGATTAAATAATGCCCTTTGTTGCATTTGGGAATTAGAGAAAGAAACACTAACAAAATTATTTCTTATTTTTTTGACAGTTTTTCCACCAGGAGTTAAAGCACCTAACATTCGACCTGAATAGAATAAATCTACTGCTATCTTTTTACCCTCTCTTTGTAATCGTTTTAAATAACCCTCTGAATAAGGTGCAAAAGGACTACCTCTAAAGTCCTGTCCTCTGGCACTTTTAGTTCTGATAATATCTAATAAATGAAATCCAGCTTGTAGGAGTCCTTTATCAATAAATCGAGGAAGTTTCTTTGCAAGTCTTTGAAAGTTTTTTGCTACTAATTTTTGATTCGTTTTTAACTTAATTTTAACAGCCATTTATCGAGTCAAACGATTATAGCTATGCAAAGGTTCTCTTTCACTAGCAGAGATTGTTCCACCAGCATCGCTATCATAACTAACCCCATCGTCTAATATTGATTGAAATTCTTTAAGATAAGCTGAAGAATAAAACTCAATCATTCTTTCAAATCGGTCTTTATCTGCTTCTGGTCTAAATTTAGTTAAAGCTGGTAAAAAAAATCTTGATAAAAATAGATAAACCCCAGCCCTTTCAAATTGGTCAAGGTCAACTTTAGTATTAACCATTTCAGCAGTATTTAAAACTGTGATGTCAGTATAGACATTTGATTTATAAATCGGCCACCATTTAATTCTTAAATCTCTCAAAATATCATTAGTAGTTTGAGCCAACCAAGTCGTAACACTTGATGCTCCACTTGCAATACCAAAATCAAACGCATCTGTTTGATATTTTGTTACGTCAGAAGCCGCTATGACATCCGCACCAGTAAAATTAGCCATGTTAGTTAATTAAAGCAATAATGGCAATAATAACTACAACAATAGCAATCGCAATCTTGGGATTATCTTTTGCTAGTTTCCAATATTTTGTCATTTCTTTTTCCCCTTTTTCTTTGGTTTTAATTTAACGACATTCTTTGTATCGCTTTTAACTTCTTTTACCTTATCTGAAGCTAATTTAAAACCCCTCATCGTAAAGTGTTTTATATTGGCTTCATATTGTAGTTTGCTTCTTTCAATAGTCTTTTTTCCGTTTGTTAACTTAACAAGCGTAACATTAGATATTATTTTTACCATGTTTTTCCTTTTCTATTTTGCACTAGAGGCGATTTCTCGCCTCTAGTAACTATTTATTAGTCTGAGATAGAGGAATCGTTATACAATTCAACACCATAAGTGTCGTGTAATTCACTAACTCCATATACCGCAGTTGCTACAAGCTCATCTGCTCTTAAACTCGCATCTCTTTGAGTTTCAATTTTGACATCTTGCATGATAGCAAGACCTAGAGCATCTCTATGAAATAAAGCACCTTTATAATCGCCTGTTGTTCCTGTGTTGGAGATATTGGAACTTTCGTAAACGTTTGCTCCACCAACTCTTCCCACGAACCCAGTTTGCATTGCTTGATTAGCATTTACAGTTGGGTTTGGATTAGCATAGGTATTAGTTATTGCACTTTTTAGATCATAGGCAATGTATGGGTGTACCACACAAGAGAGATCGTCAGTTGGTACTGCTTGAGTTCTTAATTCTGCTAAAGCTTCAAAAAGCTTTGCTGCAGAAAAAGCAACAGCCGCACCACCTACAACTTTACTAAAGCCATCAAATAATGCAGTTAAATCTACATCTATTTTTTTAGCGATAGCTTCTCCGAATAATTTGCCAATATCAGCGGCAACATTTCGAGGAGAGGCATTTCTACCTAAATCCGTTAATGTTGTCATGATTCCAATTTCACTTGCTGTTATCGTAACAGAAGATGGATCAATTTGAGTATTAGACAAATCAGTTGCTTCACTTACAGCCGCAGCACTCACTACCGCATAAATTGGTACTTCCACACTCTTACCGCCTCCGGTAATTGCATAGTTTTTTACCAACCCACGCATAAGTGATTTCTCACTAGCCACAAATAAAGCTTCCGCCACGATTTCAGTATATAGTTCCGAAAGCGTTGACGATGTTGTTTCATTTGCCATTGTTCTTATCCTTTATTATTATTTGTTTAAATTAATTTGAGTAGGTTTAGAATCTCGTTCTTTACGATATTCAGCATATCGCTTACGATCTTCTTCCTTGCTCAAATCTAAATCCTGAATCTTGAAAGGTTTTACAGTTTTACCCTCGACTGAACTCTGGCTTCCTGTTCCAGATTTACCACTTACGGAAAAGTGTGGATTCGCCTGTAAGAATTCCCTAACTCTCTCTTCGATTGTTAAAAGGTTTCCTTTTTCGTTATAACGAATATTTTGGTTATTATCAAGTATTTCTACTCGATTATCGTCATTTAATTTAATCTCATCTTTAAGCAAAGCCACCACTTGTTTAGGATTGATAGCTTGGTTTTGAGATACAACAGATAATAAATTGTTATCTATCTTTTCTTCTTTAAGAGCATTTTTGTATTTCAAAACTTCTGTATCTCTTTCAGATATTCTTTGTTGCATAAGCTTTTCAAGTTCTGCTTTTGATTTAGCTTCCTTAACTTCTTTTTCTTTAAAAGCATCTTGCTCGGCTTTCTTTGCATCATCTAATGTTCTTTGATGTTTTTTTTGTTCAGCATCTAATCTTGATTTGATAATATTATCAAGCTGTGCTTGGGTAAAAGTTTGTTGTTTTATTTCTTCTACTTTGACTTCTTCTTTTGGTGTTTCTGTTTGTTCGTTTTTCGGTTGAACTACCTCTGTTTCTTGCGTCATAAGACTCCTGTTGTTTATTAATTGTTATGTATTATCAATAATTTAATAGAAAATCAAATCTCAAAATCTTCGGTGTTATCGAAATCTTTACCTAAAATCTCTTCTAAATCTTTATGTTTAATTTTTTCATTGGTATCTACTGCTCTTCTCATTAAAGGTATCAATGCTTTTTCTTCATCCTCACTCATTGCTATTGTATTAAATCCATCTCCAAATTTATCAATATATTGAAGATGAAGTACACTAAATTCCATCATCATAAAAGATTACTCCTTTCCATTATTGCATCAAAACCGCTAGTTGTATTAGGTGCATAGTGCTTCATTAATTTCTTATATATTGCTTTATGTTCGCTATTAGATAATGAAGTATAATTTGCAAATGCTTCGGTAGTATGTCTATTGGTAATAGTGCCATAACCCCTTTGTGTAATGCCAGTTGAATGAGATTTTTTATAATAACCAAGTGTATGACCAAACCCCATTTCATTGTTTGAAATAGCACCAACATAATCAGCAAAATGAAGATTGCCATTTGTTCGCCAAGCATCAACATTGATTTGACGAAGAGATAATTTTTGAACTTCATTATTAATAGTATAGTTAGCCCACTTACCATATTCAGAATGTAATAATTTATGTTTAATTTGCAAAACAAATTGCACAGTATTCAAATCAGCCGGATCATAAACCATACCTTGCTCTCGAAGTAATATAGTAACCTCATCTATTGTTAATGGAAATTCCTTTGATTTAATTATATCTTCAACCTTAATTTTAATTTTTTTAAAACCATCCTTTCCTAAAAATACTTTTGCTAAATCAGCTTTCTCTTGTTCCATAACCCCTAGTGCTTTTTTAATATTATTTTTTATAACGACTCTATCCGCCATAACTGCTTTTTTTGCTATATTACTTATTTGCACTTGATATTCGGTAGCACCTGAAATAACCCCCTCGCCAAGCGTGGCATCAGTTGTTAGTGTAGGCATAAACTTTTCAGCTAATTTTTTATCCTTATGTAATATTTGTGCAAGTTTATGATCTATTCTATGTCCGTATTCGTGAGTGAACATATATTTATCTTTTAAATTTTTAGATATATTTCTTTGTGTGATTGGCATTCTAATCTCATCAGTAAAATACCTATATGCTGGAGAACCTTTTTTAATTGGTGGTAGTTTAGGAAGTTTATTAACCATCCTTGTAAAATTACTAGCAGTTGCACCGAAAGCGATTGGCAATAAAGAAGATTCCTCTTCAGATACACTTCCAAATATTGAGGTTGATTTTTTCTCTTTAGGAGTTGGAACTAAAGGTTTAGTTTTTAAAACTTCTTCATCTTCATACCAATCAGGATTCACAAACGACCATTGATGCCTACAATTATATCCACCCCTGACTACTAATGGGTTTCCTGATTTCTTACCTGACCAGCTTCGACTGCTCCACATTGATTTAACTTCATCAATAGTAAATAGGCCATTCTTCCTTTTATTAAGACTGCCGCTTACCAAGCTTCTACAAATTTGCCTAGTGGTTGGAATAATATCGCCATAATATTTAACATAAGTCAGTCCAGCATCCTTTGACTTATTAAAATTCAATGTGGCATCAAAATCTCTTAATGAGTCGTTTAATAACTGACCGGCATATCGTTTCATATTATTCCCAGCCCTGTCAGCACCAAATTTTGTTTGTAATGTCTTAACTGCCTTATCTACTAATGTTGCTTTGCTTAAATCATCCTTATTTCTTTTAACGTAATCCACTAGCTTATTCATTTGAGGATCGTTGGAACTAGAGTAGATTCCATTGATGGATTGTCTTAACTCTTTTTCTAATTCGGTAAATTCAGAACCTAATAAAGTATTTTGATAGACCTTATCCGATAAGGTTCTAGTAAAGGTATTGGAGATGTCTTTGAATTGAGTAAAGTATTGTTGTTTTAAATTCTTAACTAAAGCTAGATCGCCTTTTGTAAGTTCTTGAAATTCAGGTGGAATAAAACCTATGGCCTTAAAAGCTTTTTCAACTCTTAAAGCTTGTTTGCTAAATCCTTGTCTAACCACCCTATCTGCAAAAGGTAAATAATGCTTTTCTAATACAGCTTTAATTTGAGGCCTGATCGCAATGGCTTGTTGTAGATTAATTAATT